AAATGCTTCTATAAGACAAGCATATAATAATACTTGTGGCGCATTATTACTAACCCAACTTGTTGTGTTAGTTGCGGAAAGCCCTGTCTCATTACGATTCAAAGCTAACTCTATCTTATATGCTGAATCAGGTGTTGGCGCAACATATAATGTATTTTGATCCCACATAGCATAGTATTTTGGTTTACCTTGAGTGGTTCTGTTAGGCCAATATTCAGTCATATAACTAATATCTTTTTGCACTAAATAAGTTCTTACATTTGCATCACTTCCAGTAGTGGGATATATAGATGCGGTACGAACAAATGACATGGTGCTAGGAGTAGCTCCTGGCAATACAATAAATTCATTCCCTACACTTAACGTTGTGAATTGATAAGACCTAAAAACATCTAAATCTACTTCTCTAAATATACGAAGTTCAGCTTGTAAGATAAAATCATTAATAATAGTGTCTGTTAGAACATCAGAAGATGTTTCTGTATAACTTCTAATTTGTGTTTGTAATTCTGCAAAAGTTGTCATGATATTGCCACCGTTACTGTTCCTAATTGAGTATTCATTTTTGTGTCTTGATTAGCTTGTGAACTTGCACTTAAAGGTTTCATTGTTCTTACCTGTACAGTTTCATAGGCTCCTGGCGCAGGAATTGGATTCCATTGTTGAATAGTTTGCATTTGTGTATCAAAAATATTTTGTCCTATTGCTGGATCAATATAAACACCTCCAAGAGGTATAGTGACACTAACTATTTGTGCTTTGGGATGTCGTAAAGATTGTGCATCAGTAGGATGATTAGTTGGATTTAATAAAGGAGATTTAGGTTCATACTCTGATTGATGTACCCAAGCACCTGTCCATTCTTGGACCATTTCGTTATAGGGATAAGCTTGACCATCTCTATCTGATATTCTTAATGCAAATTTTCCTGATGAATAACGACCCATTTTAACTCCACCACTGTAAAGAAGTATTACCAGGCACAAAACGAGAACTTACATCTTCTCTGTTAGTATCCGCTGCTCTTCTAAACTCTTCTTCATATACACCTTTTAAAATTGCTATTCTATCTGGTGCATACTTCATTGCAATGTAGTACGCTAAACCTGCTGTTAAACAAGGTAAAAAAGAAAAAGGTATTTCACTATTATTTGTGTAATCACCTGAATCTTTCATTCTCAGCATAGCATAGTAAACTACTGTATAAGCAGCATCAGCTGCTGGATATAAATATAATTTTGGATTAATTGTTTTTTCAAAATAATATTGAGTTGGTCTACCACCGGAAGTTTTAACAGTATAGTTTAAATATGTAGATCTACTTATTGGCGAACAAGAATATTCATTGTTACTTGAATCACGAATTACAACATCTGTTATTTCTACAATTTGAGAAGCATCGGCTGCTGCTGTTCCATATAAAGCAGTTCCACTTAATTCAATAGTATTAGCAGCTAATGCTGCTGTTTGTTTTTGTATTGTCCAAAGATTAAGACCTCTATTAGACCATTCAGCTAGTAAAAGATTAAGTGAACGACGAGCGGTTTTAAGTTGGTACCCAGTACGATCTTGTAAACCGCATCGTTCAAAAGCCTCTTCTACTATTTCATCAATAGAAAAATCAAAGTTAGCCGTGCTAGCATAAGTTGGCATTATCTATTGATCTTGCCTTTTTTACGAGCCTTACTTCCAAATTTACCGTAAGATTCATCTCTGCTTGCTTTTAATTGTTTTTTAGTTCTTTTCTTTTTAATACGCATAGCGATAGATTCATCCTTACGATCTTTATATCCTTGTTTCTTTTTCTTTTTAACTTTACCACCTTTTTTCATTCCTGGTGCAGTCATTAATTCAGTAGGCATACGTTTTGATTTTTCATCAACACCATATCCCCTTGAATACATCATGTCGCCTGTACGACCACCCATATTCATTCTTTTAACTCCACCACCACCACGCATTTTAGTAATGTTTTCACCCATTGCCATTCTTTTGTGTTGGCTAATTCCGCCATTTTTCATTTTAGCAGTTTTCTTTTTGCCCATCATGATAGACCTCCATTGATCTTTTTATATTTAATAGCACGAGATACTACGACGTCTCGATAATACTCGTCAGGCCATTCCCTATAATAACCTTGTTTATGTAATTTATCAGAAGCTGCTTGTAATTGCGAGAACTTTTGTACTAACATCATAGAATATTTAATGTTGCTTTTGACGTTAGGAGACGTTCCTTGGGGATGAGTCAAAAACTCTTGATCTTCCTGTGTAGCAGGATTTGAGGGGTGAAAACTCATAAAATATATGTCTTTTTCGTTATACCATTCGTTATAGTCTTCAGTAGCATAATGAAGTTCATCAGGAGAATAACTGTAATATGGATCACAAAATATTAATATGTCTTTTTGAGAAAAATCTAAGTTTTTCAAACAATCATTTAATTCTTTTTTATATGTGCTATTTTTTGTTTTTACAGCTATCCATACTTTATTATCATTCCATGCTTTTTTTGCGTAAGGACACGCTGGAACTCCACCTAAATGTAAATTAGGAACTTCAAGATAATGTTTAGACCATAATCTAACGTCTTCTATTATCTGTTCCCTTGTCGGTTGTATTTTTTCCAATTTAATCTCTTATGTTTATTTTTTGGTTTAGATCTGCTTGAATGTCCTATACTTGTTCTTTTTTTAATTGGTGTAAAGTATTCGTTAGAGGTTGTTTTAGCCATAAACTATAAATAAGTTATTGCACCGGCAATCCACAAAGCAGCAAAACAAATATATGCTATCGTTACTGGTTCCATTTTTCTTTTGCTCTAAGTGTCCAAGCTTTCATGGCTTCTTTAGTTATTTTTTCATCAACCAATACAGCCCCGTCTGGTATCTCATTATATAATTTTATTACTTCTCCATCCTCACTTATTTCTACATAAGCAGGACCACAAAAGGCATCTTTAGGAAAATCTTTATTTTTCTTTAACATTCTTTTTTCATATAAACATTCACCTGCATTAGACATAGGAATATATTGTGTCATTTGAGTTTCTTGGTCATTCATATTTCCAAATACAAATAAAATTATAACTGCTACAATTTTCATTCTGGTGCTCCATTAGCTCTAACCTTGTCCTTGAGCAGTTCCACATCCTTCTGCATTTTCGTTACCTGTTCTCTTAGGAACTCGATATTTACTTTATTATGCATCATCGACTCAAGTTCAGCTTCCATAGTAGCATTTTTAGTTCCAAGCCATTCCAAAATCATTGTCTGCTCCATATCCACAGGCGTTTGCTCAGCTTTTTTTAACAAGTCAGCTTCCATTAATTGTCTTGCCGTCTCAAGTTCCGTAATTCTTTGAGTCAAATCGCTGTAGGCAAATATACCAAGTGATATGGCTGCGATCAGGCCTAAAAGATTCCTGACGGGCATGCTTATCGCTGTGTTATCTGAAATTTTCATTTGTATCCTTTCTGTTATATATTTTTTTACTATCTACAACTTTTGGTTTATATTGAGGAGTATATAGTTCTTTAGCAATAGGGTTATTTTTTTTCATAGCTCTATTGCGTTTTGTTTGAAACCATCTGTATTGTTTATTAGCCATTAACCACCAAGAGGATTTTCTAACGCTCTTTTAATCCTTTTATCTATTTTTTCTTCTAACTCTTTTTGAGATAGTTTTATTTTTTCTTCTAGTTTTTTCATATCATCTTCTAAAGTATCAATTGTAGATTTTAAATCTTTAGCATTATCTCTAGAATCTTCTTTTACTTGTTGCTCAACATCATTAACAATTGATTCAACTCTACGAACATCTTGACGTAAATCATTTTTTAATTCATTAGCCACATCAGAAACAAGTCTTATTTCTTGCATCATCATTTCCATTTCACCCATTAACATTTCTATTTCTGTTTGTAATAGTTCTGTTTTACTAGACATTTCTTCTTTTGTCAGTGCAATATTTTTATCAAACTCGGATAAATCGGGAGCTACATAATTTTGTATTTGTTCTTTCATATTGAGGTAATCTTTATAAAATTCAAAACCACCCCATAATCCACCACCTAAAGTAGTCAAAGCTGTAAGAACTACAAAGATTTTTCCGCCTTTAAACTTAACCCCTGCAAATTCCATCTCTGCCATAGCTACTCCGAATCCGTCTGCCATTGTTGCATTATCATGTCGTTCATTAATCCTTCACTTCCAACAAATAGATAATACTGCGCCATGTTGTTATTTTCTATTTGTGTATCAGGTATCATGTAATCTGTAAAAAATCCTTGCCTATCATTTAGCTGTTTTG